CCTCTCTCATGACATTAAATTTAAGAAGGTAAACAATCCACCACAAACAATACAAACTATTGTTAGAAGGCTTAAAACTGCACTCAAAAAAGATTTGTGCTCATCATTCGCTGGAATGAATGGCTCAATAATGGTAATTAATTTTGTTTTCATATCTGTTTTGTTAATTATTATGATGTAAAGTTAAGAACTTTTTTCAGTTATGAAATAATTTTAACATATTTTAACAATATAAGGAATAAAAAAAGGGAATGATTTTCACCACTCCCCTTTCTGTTAACCAAAATAAACAGATATGCGTTACAAATATAGTTATTATTTCTTTCTCAGCAAGAATTTAACAACCTTTCCAATCAATCCAGATTGCTCATTGACATCAACCTTCACCTCACCATTATTAATCTCAACATCAACCTTCTCTGAGTCAACCTTGATGCTTTTTTTGTCCTTATCTTTGTGTATTTCAACATCAATCTTGGGAGTATCCACTTTCACATCAGTGACTCCATCCTTTCTGGTGATTTTTACATCAACATTCTTTGTATCAATGTTTATATTCAAGTTCTTTTTTGGTCTCCCTGGCTTTTTCATTATGATTCATTTGTTGTTACTATTCCTTTTGCCGCAAGATGCACCACTCTCACTGATGCTGGCTGTGCAATCTTCCATGCTGTCCTTCTTGCTTGGCTTAATCTATCCTTTGCAATGCGAGATACACTCACTGAATTGTTCTGGTTGCCACCTAATACATGATAGTGAGTCTTATCCTCTCCAACATAGATTCCGACATGACCTCCTCCATTCCTGGTGAATGTCAACACATCGCCAAGCATTGGCACCTTTGCCACATTTCCATACTTATTCCAGTTCAATGCCCACAATGGATGCTTGACAACTTGCAATCCAGCAGCATGAGCACAATAAGCTATGAATAAACCACACCAAGGTATCTCATCATTTGTGTAAACATTCTCAAGACCAAGAGCTTTGGCCCAGGATAGAATGGTTGGATTGTGTTGCTTGCCAACTATCTCCTTAACACCAATATGCTTGACTGCCTCAACCAATATCTTTGGAGCTGTTTCTTTTTTTAGCCAGGCATAACTCATATTGAATCTCTTTGGATGTAAATATACTTAATTTTCCTTTTGATATTCAATAGACTGTCCACATCATGCTTGAGTATCTCAACCTTGTGGTTGTTTTCCTCCTCAAGATCATGCAGATATTTCTCTGCCTTTATTGTGGTTGCATCTTTCTTTGGTGCCTTGTATTCATTTGTTGGCATTGGTGCCAGGATTGCAAATAAAGAGCTCACAATTGTAGCTATCAATAGAATCTTATTCTCCATCTAATTTCTTGTTAAGTTCTTTTTGAAATAGAATATCTTGCATTAGTTTTTTATCCTCTTTCCTCTCATCATCACAATCATCAATTCTCTGTTGTTGAGTCTGAATCTCTTTATCCTTTGAATTGATTAGATACCTTCCAATGAAGATCAGAATTGTAAGTAATATAAAAAAGATATATGTGAATGGACTCTTGATAAAAGTTTTAAAATCTAATTTGAAAATGTTTTCCATACTTATTATGCTAATATGTTTTATTCAGCACAAAGATATCTGAGTAAATTGAATTGCCAACATGGGCAGCTCCCCATTGAGCTGTGACATCTAATGTAGTTGGAATTGTTGTATCAAATGTTGTGTTATTAATTGTATTGAATCCAAATCCTTGAACACTTGCATTGTTAGTTTTTGTGTAATGAAATGATCCTAATGTTACAATGGATGCTACACCTGGACCTCCTATAGATCTAATGGTAAAATCGATATTTAAAGACCAGACATCATTGACAACACTACTCCCCAAATTCTGTGCAAGACTGTCTAAAAGAACAACACCTCCGACAACAACTCTAATTCTAATAGTTTGATTATTCTGAGCATTCATTACACCACCGAACACCGCTCGAAAGCTATCACCAACTTTGAAGGTATTTGCCGGAATGGATAAACTACCAACTCCACCATTGATAAGTGATGTCTGAGTTGTTGTGTTGGTGATTAATGTGCTGTTAGCTGTCTGAGCAAAGAGACCTAAATTTGTTGTGGCCGATGGACCGGGAATTGTGACAACAGTCTCTCCTCCACTATCTGCAGCTGTGACTCCATCACCGGTAAATTTTAAAGTTGATCTCTGCGTTAATGATGTGCTCTCATCCTTGATAGTATCATAAGCCTGAGCTGTCACATTGATGGTTGTTGTTGCCATTATATGTTGATATTTATTGTATTATTGGTTGTTGTGTCCTGTGTGAAGGTATCCTCAAGAGATCCATTGACATAGACTTGATATGTTGTTGTTAGATCTCCACAATCAGAAGCTGGAGGATTGCCATTCTCAAAGTCATAATCATCATAAGGAATGGAACACCAATCATTGTAATCATATATTGATAGTGATGCATTCATGGTCCATCCAGCTGTTACATCTGGTCCTTTATTAATGAATGGTTGAGTCTGAATATCTCCGACAATATCCATGAACTCCTCAAATCTCCATTGTTGAAATGTAATTCTAATATCATTGCAGATGCTCAAGCAATCAGAATGTATCTCATTGATCTGTCTATATTCCTGAAGATTGTATTTGTCACAGATTGAGATGACCATGTTAACATTCACAGCTTGATCAGTCATTGATCCAGGTTGTAAAGTTACTACCATCAAAGGATATTGAGCTGCATCTCTTGACACAGCATCAATGAAATCACCTTGAAAGAATTCGTTTATCTGCCTGTGCTCTGTTGCTATTATTTCCAGCTCTTTCATTAGCTGGTTTAATGTCTTTTCCATCCTTATTGAGATATGCTTTTAATTTATCAATCTGTTTCTTTGAGAATTTCATTGCATCCAATTTATAGGCCTGTATCCAGTCTTATCTTTTTTCACATATTCATTGCAATGCTCAGAGCACATATCACAATACTCTGGATATTTGGTTGCTTGATCATCCATAAGGAAGCCAACAAGTCTCTCCTTATAAAAGTATGCATCCTTTCTCAACTGATCTCTAAGCTCATGTACCTCACTCAAAGTATTGGCTTGAAGATTCTCATCAGATACTCTTCCTGTTGCTTTGTTGGTCATCTTCTCAGTCAATAGCAATGCAGCTCTGTAATCAACGAATGCAACCAAGCAAGGAACAACATAATCATTCATCAATAATAGATAGTCAGGAGTCCATGTGTTTGTCTCTACTCTATCAAGCAAGGCTCGATATAAGGGAGTCCCAAGAGCTGGCTGAATATACATGTCTTGACTTCTCTTGATAGCAACTGCCAAGAGTTTTGTATCTGTATTGCTGTGGATCAATCCTAATTTTTTAAGATTCTCCACTGAAAGTAGGTAGTTCATATCTTATCTTTTTACAACTAATTGCTGAATCCATTCATGTCTACACCATGGAGTTGATGCTTGAGTATCTGGATTGGTGTACCATCCACCTCTGTATTTCCACACATCTCTATCCACTCGACCAGAGATAGTATTGATCTCATCCTTTGTGTAGAGTCTATTAAGTGACATTAATCTCTCGCAGAATTGTCTTGAGCCACTCTTTGCTGGTGGAACATCAAGTCTTGTTCTGTATCCATAACGAACCTCAAATCTTTCAATAGGAATATCAACCTCTCTGACAAGTGACTTTCCCAGATCAGTTATCTCACCTTTTGTGATGACATCCAATCTCATTAAGCGAGCCATTGATTTTGCAATATCCTCAATATTTGTATTAAGAGCTTTTGCAATACCATTTGAATCCTCACCATCTCCAATCAACTTAAGTACACTCTTATCAAAGTCATTCAACTCTGCTGAGATTTCTCCAATGGTTGCAAAGATTTGATCTTGCTTTGAGAATACTTCCTCAGATGGAGTATCCCAAGCTATTGGAAAGGTAGCGATCACATCATATTCATGAGCTGGATCACCGTATTGTGCAAAGTATCCAATCTCATCATCTTGATGATCAAACTTGCAAGATGACATTTGCTGTGGAGCTGTATTCATTCCCACAATTTTGCGAGCTTGTATCTCATCAATGGTTGGGAAGGATGCCAATAGAACTTGCAATGCAGATTCTGGAGTCAATATCCCTTCTTTAATCTTTGCAACCACATCAATAAGTGATGCAATCTGAGCTCCATTCAATGCACTTTTAGCAACATCCACTGGAGCCTCTGCTGTTGGTTGATCAATTGCTGCTGGACCAACTTGTGCTGGTGCAGTCTCAGTTGTTCCGATTGGTTTAACATCTCTTAGCTTAACTGTTCCAACATCACCAGACAATTTAATCATTTCGTTTAACATCCACTCAAGTCTTTTTTGTCTTGTGTCAACATAAGTCTTTTTAAATATCTCAAAGAGCTCAGCTGATTCAGCAGCATTGAATGATCCTTCAGGAGCAACTCCAAACAAAGATGGAGAGACAACCGCATGAGCCACAAGAATGTTCTGTTGAACGCTTGACTCAAGAGATTCATATCTCTTATCAAGGTCATTTCCAGTCAGACTCTCAACTCTGGGAGCTTGATCTGCTGATGGTGCAAATGTGATGATGATATCACCTGAATTCTCAATGTTAGATGCTGGTCCTTTAATTTGATTCTTGAATGACTCAGCTTCCTCTTGAGTTTCCGGAAAGCCATCCATGAAAGTGATCATAGTTCCTGACTTAAATCCATTCTGTAATTCATACATGTGGAATTTAGAGATGTCAACATCAGTCTGAATTGCTGTGATTCCTCCATTGTAAGGTGGCTTTGGATAGACTCCTTGCTCTTTACGTCCTTTCTTAGCTGGATCCTTATAATACATAACAAATGATCCGACCTTATTATTCTCATCAAGAGCTGGGATAGTTCTTAGATTTGTTTTCTCAGCTGATTGCTGTTGAACAGTCCAGTCATCTGATAGATAGTACATTCTTTCATCCGCTGATATTCTTATCATATCAATGGCAAGATACTCCCATCTGACAACTCTTGTCCCTTCCTTATTCCAGGTACCTTTGACAGCGAATGCTCCAAATAATTCATAATCAAATGCCAATTGCTCAACAATCTCATCCATTGTAAAGTCAGAGAATGGATTCTCAAGAAACCTTTGTAAGGTACCAGTGACAACTTCAATCCCTCCTCCAGCAATGTAGTGAGTCTTATTCTTAATTATCCCTTGATGCCAAGCTGATCCATTGAAAAGATCCACTAAAAAATAAGGATAGTCATTCTTTTTACCCCATTTAATAAAGCCAAGCATTCTATCTTGCTCCTCAATTGGTTGGACAAAGTCCTTTCTGAATGACATTGATTCGAACTTATTCATAAATATTGAAAGTTATATTTGTTGAGAATTCTATGGAAGGTGAATCAATCTCATAGACATGAGCTCTTCCTTCCTCAACCAAGCCATCTGACAAGTCAGGATCAAGATTGGTTGGTGATGTTTGCTGATATATTCTATATGTGTAGTAACCATCATAATCAAAGGTAACATCAACCCCATCCACAAGCAAAAATTCATCATATCTCGATGTTGCTGTGCTGATATTAGTCAGGATGCAATAGTATTTTAAGAATGATTGTTCATGCTCAAATTCAAATAGATAGTAAACTGGACTAACTGTTGTCAGTTCCGTTACTGTTACTATCAGATTTGAAGATGTTGCCTTCTGTATTCTCAGCATTTTTAATTAGTTTAGGTTTTCTTTTTTCAAATATGTGAAGGAATCCAAGAGATACATAATATTCCTCTTGACCTCTTTTAATGTCAACCCATTTACTTAATAGATTTGACCATTGTTTTGATCCAATAAACTTTGCTTTTATTTCCATGGTTTCAAATATACAAAAAAAGGAGGGACACTGCCCTCCCTTTATGATAAGAGTTTATTCAATTCTTAAATTGATGGAGATTGCTGTGCTAACAATGATGTGTAAACAGATGCCAAAACATCTGGAACTGGATCATTTTCTAATCCACCCATGATGATATCATGACCTAATCTGTCAGACTTCAATACTCCAGATCCATAGGCGGAAGCTTCAGCAATCTGAAGGCCTTCACCGAATCCAAGAGCAACAACAGTCCCATCAGCTTTCTCAACAAGAGCAACAACTTCATTCTGTCCAAGCAAGTGAATCTCTGATCTCAACTCCTTTGTATCTGATGCTAAGATCATTGTCAAAGTTTGTTCATACCAAAGTGTTCCATTTCCTTTGTTAACTCGGATTGGTGCAGTGTAGCTTGATAAGTTAGATTTTAACTTATATAAAAACACTTCACCAGTTACAGTCAAAGCAGTGATCTCATTGTCAGCAATTGTGGATGCAGAAACATTTCCTAATGGAAATATTAATACTGATTTGATTCCACCTTTTCCATTGGTACAAGTTCTATCATTGTAGCCAAGAGTCATATTACAAGACATAAGATTTCTTTTTTTTAATGTTTATAAAATGGGAGGAGTTACCCCCTCCCTTGTTAATTTTTAGTTAGGTGAACCAGTTCCATTCCACACTCCGATTTGGCTCAAGAAAGGTACCTGAACACCAGCTCTGAACTTAGAACGAAGGTAGATCACATCATCATCTTGAGAATACCACAAATCAAAGTTTTCAAAGTCTGAGCTTAAGTCAGTTCCGAATACAAATTGAGATGCTCTACCAGTGTAGATATTATCAAGACCATTCAATCCATTAACTTTAACAATTCTCATGTTTGTTCCTGGAAGGATCAACTCATTCAAGTCACCAATGTTAGCTGGATTGTAATGGAATAAGTTATCATCAACCAAGTTCTTAGTCAAGAAATTAAAGTTCTCACGTCCAGTGAAACAGATGAAATCATTAGCCTCAGCAACATTTGCTGGAGTATTAACAAAACACTCATAGAACACATCGAATGCATTAGATGCAGAGATGCTTGCTGTTGAAGATGTATTCAATTGAACACAACCATTTGCAACTGTCAAGAATTGACGGAATCCATTCATCTTAGATAAGTTACCAGTTCCAGTAGCTTTGTTACCTTTCCAGATTAATTTGTCTAATTCAAATGAATGTAATTGTAATAAGTAGCTGATAATTTGAGCTTCAAATGGAAGAGTCTTATCTTCAGCAGATGCTCCTGGACGTAATCCTAATTGAGTCCAGAATCCATCAAGATCTTTTTGACAGAAAGATTTCATATAACCAAGAGTCTCAACTGCAATTGCACGATCAGTGAATACAGTATCTCCATCTGGAGTCATTGTACAATCACCATCTTGGTAAACAATTGAATCATCCATCAATTTCAATTCTTGAGATCCTTTGATCCCTTGTTGAATTGATACATATTGTAATGTGCGAGCTTCAGTTACTGACTTAACAATTAAGTCCTCTCTTTGCTCATCAACATAAGCTGCAAGACCAGATACATCCCAGTCAAATTTTGTGCGTAGATATTTTTTTAACGACATTTTATTTATATTTTAGAATTTTTTAAAAATAGTTGTCTGGCTGTCAAGTTGCCAACTTTGCTGAATTTCTCAGCCTCTTTGGTTTGTACTGATGGTTGAGCTTTGAAAGTCTCGAAATCACTTTTCAATGAACTCAACTCATTAACCAATGTTGTGTTATTCTCTGCAATAGCTTTGGTCATTTCTGCTAAGCCTTCGACAGCTTTTGAGAATGATTCTAACTTTGCATTTATAATTGATTCAACTTTATCTGCACTCATTGCCTCAGCAACTGGCATTGTAGTCTCTTCATTTATCTTAGCTATCACAGCAGATGCTACATCATAAGCAACTCCCATCTCAAGTCCTAATCTTTCAGCAATCACCTCGGTGATATCTTCCAACACTTGTGGTAACATCTCAGCAGAGATTGCTTGAAAGTCAGAGCTTGTCTCTTCGACAGCAACCTCTCCATCACCTTCATTAACTCTCTCATCAATAACCTCAGTGATTATTCCTTCAGCATCAACGACAATTGAAACGCCAGCAAGATCACCACTCAATGAATGTGTTCCCTCTGGAGCTGGTATTCTTTCACCATCAGCAACAACAAAAACTGGCATACCAACCTCAAGAGCATCATACTCTATCACTGTAACACCATCAGTCAATGTTGCTTGTTCAAATGTCTCAACTGACTTTGAGAATTGTGCTTTCATTTCAGCAATCAATTCCTTAATCGTTTGCAATTCTTTGTTCATACTTATTATATTTTATTGTTCGAAAATCCCTAACTCTTTTAGCTTAGCCTCTGACCATCTCTTTGCAGCAAGCCCACCCCATAATAAATAGGAGATAGTTCCACAGGCTGAATTGTCATCTGGATTGTAGTATTCCTCAGCTCTTGACAAATAAGAATACATCCTTTTGATCACAGCTACTGAGACAGTTTGTCTATTGGCCAAAGTAGTTGCTCTTAATCTGCCAACCCTTGTGGCACATTTATTCCCATACTTCTGATTGAGCTCAATTCCTTTCTTGGCATTGTTGCTCACAGCTTCTGGATAGTCATTGTAAAATGTGATGTACTCTTGGACCTTCTTAAGCTCTTGATAAATGGTTGAGAATTCATGCTCCCATCCTTTGCCAGTCTCAAGCAATTGGAATACTCCCTCAATTGAGAATCCAGTAAACATTCCAGCTTTGGCTGCATCATAAACATCCTTGTTTGTAACCTTATAACTCACAATCCAAGAGCCATCATTCTCATCCTTGAATCTTTCTGGAGCTGTGAAGCCTTTTGACTCATCAATGATATATGACATGATCATGTATATCCCATCAACCACTCTCTTGCTATCATGCTCAAGATTAACATTGTTGAAATTCTCTCTCCTTGCATAATCAAATACAATATCCTTGATTGATGATGGTGAAAAGTTTACATAATACTCCTCACCAGTTTGAGGATCTCTTCTGAATATGGGAGTGTTCGCAGATATAGCAACTCCAGTGATGACTTGCTCCTCATCATTGAATTGATAAGCAATCTTTTTGGAAAATGTTTCAAATGATTTCTCATGTGCTGGATTAGCCACAAGGCTGTTGAATGATACTGTTGTCTCTGGATCATCAAGATCTATGACAATATCATATAGTGGTAACTCTCTAAGCATAATTATTATGTATATTTGTTCGAAATGATTTTTGTTTATCCATACCATTCAAGAGCTGAGTCTGACTTTGAAATCAAGCAATCAATTGCAATGGTCCTCAAAGTTTATCCTGATGCAGAGATCTGGACAGTTGGCAAAGCTGTGCCAGGAATCAACAACATACCATGCACTCAACACAACAACATCAGAGGCTGTGATGTGACCAATAGAATTCTGACCTTTGCCAAGAAAATTGGTGGAGAGTTTATCTATATGAACAAAGATTTCTTTATCACTCAGTCATGGCAACCCCATGTGGCCATAAACATGAAGAGTCTTATTGTCAATGATGACCATCCTCCACATACAAAGGTAGCTCAATCAAACACATTGGAATTCCTTAAGCATAACAGCTTCACCGCTTATAATTATGAGACACATACTCCATGTGTTATGGATAGCAAAAAATTTATTGATCTCTTTGACAATATCAACTGGCAGAATGACAACCATTTCATCAAGTCAATCTATTGCAATGTGTATCAAGTTCCATCAAAGGAAGGATTCAATTGTAAGGTATCAACTCCATCCATTGCCAAAGCTCAAGAATTCATTGCAATCCAGGGATGTTTCTCAACTGGTGATCAGTTCTGGAATAAGCCTTGTGTTGAATGGATTAAAAGCTTGACTTAGCCTCCTGTAATTGTACCTTATTTTGTGTATTTGTGATGTCAGATTCCAAGACAACAACTTGTGTTGTGGTTGTTTGACCTTGTTGACCTTGCCCAAGTTGTGTCAAGTCAGTTGTCTGAGTATTGGTATTGGCTTGGAATGAACTTGCACCAGCTCCACTCAATGCACCTCCGCCTCCAGATGATAGCTGTGGAGGAGTGGGAGCAGAACCAGCTTGATATTTCTGATTCATGATAGCCATTGCCTGTGTGATACCAATTAAGGATGCTGATGCAATGGCAGCAATACCAGCCGGTGATGGAGGAGGACCAAACTGAGCAATCCCTTTGACAATAGCGGAGGCTGTATCAATACCAACTTGAGCCAATCTTAGAGCT